GTAGATCTCTGGTAAATACTGTTGAGCAAATGATGTAAAATCAGCTGCAGCAGGATCAGTCCACTGTAAATAGTTAGTTTGTAAGACTTCTTGAGTTTGACTAGGTATAATCGAGCCAAACTGGGGATTTAAAGCCATAATTTTAAATTTTAATTATTAAATGTTCTCTTTTTGATTTTTAGTTTTGATGAGTCTGCTCCACTAATGGCCTTTACTTTAAACCCGCCTACATAAACATCCCCGCTGGCAACTTGCCGTGGCGCATCTGCACTTGGATTTTTAGATTGCTGAACCATGTTTTTAACACCGTCAGCTTTACCTTGCTCATAAAAATGAGACGCTAGTTTATCAGCATTCATCGCAGCATATAAAGCTTTGTGGTAACCGGCAGTATCTGTTATTTTTCCTTCATTGTCTAAAAATCTTCCAACAAAGTTATTAATATCAGACTGTTTTTCCGCTACTGTCACAGGATCTTTTATTTTGTATCTAAACTTTTTATCTCCAACGCTATATTCGAAACCTTCAAACTCGTTGTTTAATACTTGCTTAGTACGATTTTTAAAATCTTCCTGAGACTGCTTTATATTTTCTTGCTGTTTATTATAACGATTGAAAAAATCCATAGCTTTTTGTTGCTCTTGAGTAACTCCAGGTCTGTTTTTTATTTCAGCATAATATTTAGTTTTTCTATTTTCTAAATCTTGTTTAGCTGAAGCAACAGCCTCTTTATAAGCTAGTTTTTTCTTACGTATTTCTTTTGGATCATCTATATCTTCTTCATATTGATAATCTTCCATGATTAAATCAATATCTTCTTTATCTAGATGAGGTTTTGTTTTTCTTAAATATTCATGTAAAAGTTGATCATTACTTAATTTTGAATAATCTTTGTTTAACTCTACATAATCCTCAACTGTACCACCTGTTTCATTCATAAATGTAACTAATTTTTCTACATTTTCAGGTAATTTAGGTGTTTCAATTAATTGAGGTTTTTCTTTTACTTCTTCTTTTGGTTTAACTTCTTCAGTTATCTCTTCAATTACTTGGAGTGGAGAATCTTCTTTATCATTTGTATCGCTGATCCGTACTTCTTTGTCCACTTCTCTGCTAGTTTCGGGTTTGTCGCCCACAGGTATCTCCTCTGTTTTTCGCTCTTGAACGGCATTGTCTTCTTTTTTAGTTAAATCAATTTTAGGAGTTTCAACCTTTTCTTCTACAGGTTTTTTCATCTCCATTTTTACAGGTTCTTTACTAGTTTTACCCAAGTCTTTCACCTTACGTTTAGGTACATTTTTACCTTTTAAGGTAAATTCACCTTCTTGCTTGACCTCTACGGCCGCTTTTTGTTCTGCCATAATATAATATAATTAAATAATTAATAATTAAGCCATAGGAAACATTCCCGCTTGGCCTTTATTTTCAAAATCTATAGGTAATAAATCATTTTGTCTTTGATCTATCATTTCACTTTGTTGTGTTCCTTGGATTTTAACTCTTTTGTCTTTTCTATCTTCTATCTCTTTTTCTTTAATTTGCTCTGCTTGCATTTTCATTTGCTCTAATTGCATTTGATAATTAAACTCTTCAGCCATAAGTTGACGTTTAATTTCTGCTTCAGTCTGCATTCTTTGAATTTCAAATTGAGATTTGCCTTGTTCTATTTGTAATTCTTTTTCAGCTAATGCTTGTTGTTTTTGTAATTCTACCTCAGCTGCTTTTTCTGCCGCATCTGCATTTGACTGTGCAGTTAGTTGAATTTGACGTTCTTGTATTTGCTGATCTCTTTGTTGCTTTTGCTTACGTTTTTGTTTTAATAATTGATTAGCCAATTTTAAATTACGTATCTGTCTAATATCAATAGCATCCTCTAAATCAATACCACCACCTGATAAAGCAACTTGAATATTTTGTTCTAGTGTAGCTTTTTCTTCTTCGTCTGGTTCTAAATCTAAAAATATACCAAAATCATGTAAAGATAAATGATCAATCTCTCTTAATGTTTCTGTATCAAAAGTTGATATACTTTCTTTTAATGCATTAGCAGTTAATGGATATTCTAACATATCACCAATCTTCTTAGCAATATTTTCACATGCTCTTAATGTTAACCATAAACTAGCATTATTAATATGCTTAGTTGCAATATTAGACTGTTGCGCAGCAATTTTTTGTAACCCAACTAATGTATCTCTATCAGGTAAACTACCATCTCTAGCTTCATTTAATCCGGTCACATCTCTTATCATTTGTAGATAATAATTATATGTTTGAATTAAACTTTGTATTTTTGCTTGTCCAGAATTTGTCGCAAGTTCTTGTACCGGTATCTTCCCTCTATTTAACTCACCCTCTTGGGTTAATGATCTACCTACAACAGAACCAGTTTGGAAATACATATTCAATGCTTCTGCTGGATTATAATTAGTACCATTCCCTAGATCAACTTCAGCAAGTCCGTCCATATCTAAATAAACACCATCTGGTACCATTCTTGATATTACTTGTTGTAGTTTTAAATGTGTAAGTTGAATCATATCTGCAAATCCAGTACATTTACTAACTACTGATTCTATTCTTCCTTTGTAAATTCTAGGCGCACAAATAGCGTAATTCATTCTTACTTTAGTAGTGTCAGCATAAGGTCTAGACATATTTTCAGCTAATCCCCACTTTAACATTGTATCTGTACCTAATACTTTAGCTCCACTATATAAAACTTCTATTGATCTTGATACTCTTTCAAAATTATCATTTGCAGGTGGATTAAATGTATCTGGTTTTTCAATAGCCTTCATCAATCCTTGATCAGTTTGTTTTATTTTAAAAACTTGATTGTGATAAGTTTTATAATCAAAATACAAGACTTGAACAGTGTTAGAATCATAATCTCCCCAACCTGTAATATAAGATCTATTACCTGGCATTGCTTGGATTCTTTCTAATTCTTCTTTAGATATATCAGGGAATTCTTTTTTAAGTTCTGGTATAGTAATCGCTTTTAATTCACCTACATAATATATATCTTCAAAATTAGGATCTTCTGTATAAGAATATACCATATAAGCTGGATCAACATAATCAACAGTAACACCATTTGCAGTATTAAAATTAGTTTTTGCAGCCGCTATACCGCACACGGTTAAATCCATGTTTAACCTACGCTTTATTAAATCATATTTATTCTGTGCTAAAATAGAAGTAATAGCTTCTTCTTCTGCAATTTCTACACTTTGCTTATAAGAGAGCTGCATGTGTAATTCTAATTCTTCTTTGCTCTCTGGTAATACATCAACTTGAGGAGCTTGATATAAATCAATACCAAGAGTTTGTTTCAAGTTTTCTAAATATTCTTGAGAAAGCATATCCTCATATATTTTAGAAGCATATCCAGTTCTTTTCTTTATTGATTCTGGATCTTGAGCATAAGCTTTAATATCATAACTTTTAGATGAAATACCATTAACAACTATATCTACAAATTTAGAAAGTATAGGAACTGGTTTCCAATCTAAATTAAGATAAGACAAATCACCATTAATAGCTAATTCATCTTTATATTTTTGTATAGATTGTTCACCTCTAGCATATGTTCTTAACATGTGGAAGTTATTCCAATTAGTTAAGTATCTGTTACCACTAGTTCTTCCTTGATGAAACCACTCTTGTTCAATTGCTTGCGCAACCTGTGAACCATATTCCCAGCTTGCTTTTACCTCATCACTCACAACTTGACTTGGGAAAGGACTATTAGTGTTAGTATATATATTCATTTAACTTATTATTTTTGATGTAGTTCCTTGATTGTTGTATTTTTTAATACCTAAATCTACAGCTTTTAATTCTCTTTTTACTGATGGTGTATATCTATGTTTATTACAAGCCATCAATGCTAATCCAGAACTTATAGAAGCATCATGACTAGTTCTGTTATTTATATTGAATCTTGCCCAATCTTCTAAGGTTCTTTGAAAATACATATCGCCATAACCTGTTTCTTTTAATCCTACAAAATGTTCAATATATGTTTCTATAGCAGCAGCATGAGCTTGTTTAATATCTTCACTTGAATTAGGTATTCCACCTATTTCTCTTTCTGTTACTGATAATTTATTTCTTTTTTTATCTGGCCTGTTCATTGCAAAACCTCTATAACCTCTACGTTTAAAATAGTAAAGCAGTCTTGGTTTGTTGTTTTCTGCAAGTATAGGCATGCCGTAAAATACACAAGCCATTAATACATCTTCAAAAAATATTTCAGCAGTTTGAGGTCTAGCAATATATTCTAAAAAGAAATGATTAGGAGGATGGTTTTCCATACTAAATTTAGTTAACCCATGTAAAGAACCGTTAGAACCTCTTTTATCTACTGTTCCAGATATATCATAAGGATCACAACCAAATGCTCCTATGTGTTCATTACCAGGATAATTTACTCCGTTTTTATTATATCTTCTGTTTTGTAAAGAAAACTCTGGAACCCAACTTACTAAAAATCTACCTTGTTTATTAGGTATAAATATCACTTTGGTATCTTGTATACCATCTTCCCATTGAAAACTCCCTTTTGTTATTTTTAAACTATTCTTTAAATCTTCATTAAAATCAATTTGCTCATATATCTTTGTTAAATTAAATAAAGATTCTTTAGATTCATCTCTAAAAGCATGCTTGGTTGTTCTTGGGAATTGTCTATAAAATTCATTTAGTCCGTCTTGATCGCCTTTTAAACCTTCTACTTCGTTATCCCAATATTCTATTACGCCTTGTTTAATTTTTGTTCCATGGGGATCTTCCAAGGGTTCTTCTGGTGTATTGAATACAGGTAAGCCATAAGAATCAATGTATCCTTCGTAGTTCCATTCCATAGGTATGAACAAAGAATAGAGTCCTGAGCGAGTCTGTCCGTTGCTGTTTCTTTTTGTAATATCTGAGTCGTCATATAATTTTTTAAAATTTCTACCACCTTTATCCAAAGCGTTAGAAGTAGAACCCATCATGCATTTACCAATAATTCTACTACCTAATCTTAATGTTGTTTTAGTAACTCTCCAGTTATTAAGAATATTATTAGGTCTCTCCCATTTTCCAGATTCATCATGTACTAATAGTTTTAACTTTTCACCATCATAACTATTATCACCTGTGTTTTTCCAATCAATAGTTGTATCTAGTCCTTTTAATTCTAGTTCTAAATTTTCATCACTAGCTACAGTTAATTTTCTTCTTGTATATTTTGTTGCTGGTACACGATAAGCTAATTCTGTTTTAGGTCTATCCATACCGTCTTGAGTAGGTTTAAAAAAGAATGGATAATTAACTGAAATAGGAACTACTTTATCAGTAAACATTTTTTTAGCATCTGGACCAGATTTAGATAATATTCCATATCTTGAATCACTTGCTAGTGTA